ATGAAAAATGTTTACGTTGGATCAATGCTATTTTTGTTAGCTTTAGTAAAAAATAAATATTTTCAACTCATAGCAAGTGTTGCTTTCTATTTGCTTCTAGCTTATTGGCTTTTGCTTCACTTGATCTATCAAGAATATGAAAAAAACAACACGATAAGAGTTTTTGAAAATATGGACGTGCTATCGATGCAAGTTGGTGTTGTAACCGGAATTATCGCTTTCATTATTGTTTGGGGTATTACTAGATTATTTGGGATGTTACATGATCGTCAGTAGAAGAAAAATGCGTAACAATTCAAGGAGGAAAAAAGGTATGCCTAAAGATAAAAAAATAACCCAAATTAACGGTATTTTCAAAGTTGTAGATGAAAATACTCGTAAACCAAAATGGTCATTAGACGAAGATAAATTATCGAAAATCGTGAAAAATGAAGAATGTTTTTATGAAATAACAAAAGATTTTTATGATATGCATGATAGCGTTAGATTTAATGCTCAGATCGTTTTAATTGAAAAGGAAGATTTAAGCGGAAATGTTACTCAACATTATGTGATTAGTTTAGGTCATTTTATTTACGCTCACCATTTTAAATATTTTCCAACAAATCAATCATTTCATGAAACGATTATAAATCAAGAATTTTTTCAAGATGTAGTAGAACCATTTCAAAATAAATTAAATACCCAATCAGGTGACTTTTTCTTTAATAAGAGATAATGAACAATTCGTGAAAAGATCACCAGTAGAAGAAAAATCCGAATTAAGGAGGTTTTGGTTTTATGGAAAAAGATTATGGCATTTTCAAATATGTTGAAAGTAAAAGTGATTTACTTTCTTGTTTAAATGCAATTTCAAACGCATTAAGAGATTCACAAAAAGAAGATGGTGAATTTGCTAAAATTACTGCACGACAAATGGAAAGATATTTTAATGATTTACAGGAAATTTTAAAAGACAAAGATTTAGTGTAGAGTTCGTGTACACTAAGCGACAGGAGGTTGTTTAAATTGAGATGTAGCAAGTGTAGTTCTACGAATATCAAAGTTACTGAAGATGGCGGAGAGATCTATTGCGATTACATTTGTAATTCGTGTGATTATACAGGGACTATTTATTGGAGCAATGATAGTGACGAATATAGAAAAATATTATTTGATTAATAATACGACCAGACATTGTACTAAGAAGAAAGTAATACATTCTAGTGTGTTGAAATTCAACACACTGACTATATCAAGGGTTTCGTTATCTATGGTTCAAATAAATGAACCATAGTCTAACGGTCATATAGTGTTTTTAAAACTAAAAATTCTGCATACATTTCGATGTCTTTAGTTACTTTTTTTCTTTCGTTTTCAGGGAGTCTATTAATTACATTTAATGTTTTCTTTTCGTCAGGTACAGAAGATACAGCGAGAAGAAAGTCAGTAGATACATTAAAAAATTCAGACATGTTAACTATCATTTGCATATTAGGTTCTTTAATTCCATTCTCATAGTTAGCAATAGCGCTTTGAGAAATATTTAAAACCTCGGCAAGCTCTTTTTGATTCATATCTTTAGATTGCCTTAATGATTTCAGTCTTTCGCCGAATTTGCATTTTATATTCAAAGTTATATTACTTCCTTTTTTGAAAGCAATATAACAAAGTAATAGAGATATAACGACAATATATACCTTATTGGTATTTTTGTATTGAAATAATACCTTTAGGTAATATATCATAGTTCTAAAGATTATTTTTCATTGATCTATCAACTTTTTTCATTTTTAAAACATTCTCTAAAACGAGAATAAGCCATTTGATTAATAAGATACGAAGTTGATAAACTCATTCCATTCTTGAATAAACGAATGTCTATATCAATATTCTTCAATTCAAGAATTAAGAAGGTGATAGCGGTGCTTACATGGGTAATTTACGAAGTATTGACGGCAAGGGAGGCTGATGACGAATGGAACCTTTCGAAAGGTACAGTGACTAAATTTATAGAATTAGGCTATTTCAATGATGATGAAGCAAGAAAATCAAGAGGAACATGGATAGTGACAAGATCAGGTATGACAAGGGTTTTTGGTAGTAAGAGGAGAGAAAAAAGAAAAAAGTCACGTCCCTCAACGTGACTCATACGGATGGTTTCACACCCAAACAATATATTTTTTATTATATAGGTGTGATCCCCTCCGTTGCAATAAATTTATATTTACAAATATTCTTTTAAACGGAGGTTTTTTTCATGGCAATCGTAAGAACTAAAAAACAAGAGAATCCTTTTGTTCAGGTGGATAAATACTGTATAAATGACAGCTCTATATCATGGAAGGCTAAAGGTATTCTCATTTACATATTATCAAAAACTGATAACTGGCAAATCCGTTTCAATGACTTGGTGAAAAAAGGGAAAGAAGGAAGAGACGCTGTTCAAAGCGGAATGGAAGAATTGATGAAAGCCGGTTACGTTTACTATTATCAAGAAAGAGAAGGAAACGGAAAGTTCAAAGATTGGGTGTATGAAGTCTATGAACGACCAGAGTACAATCCTAATCTATTGAAAGGAAAGAATGTAATCAAATTAAGAGAAGATAAGAGAAAGAAAAAAGAAACCAAGAACCTTGATAATAAAGGAATTTCACCGAAACCGGAAAATCCGGATACGGACATTTCACCGAAATCGGATTTTCCGAAATCGGAAAAACCGAAATCGGAAAAACCGAAACCGGAAAATCCGGACTATAGTAATAATAATTCTAGTAATAATAATTCTAGTAATAATAATTCTAGTAATAATCATCATCAAGAGAAGCCTAAAAGTGAAAATCACGTTCAGGAGGAACAGCAACAAAACATTGAACTATTCAAACAAGAAAACCCGATGACTGATGATGAATTATTATTATTCAATCAAAAAATTAAATCTATGAAACGCACTCAAAAAGAGAGTGTTCACAATTATTGTTCTAAAACTCTAGCAACAGTCAGAGAACAACTAGCTTATAAAACTACTAATCCAAAAAAGAACACTAGAAAAGATATTATGCCTAAATGTATGACAGACGATCAAAACGAGAGTAAAGAACAAGTTCAAAAGAGCGTAGCGAAAGAAAAAGGGGGGCAGAGTGACAACGATAAAAAGAAAAGCTTTGAAGCGTTAATGGCTGAACGCAATAAGAGAAAACAACAGCAAACCAGTTGAATAGCTTGCTTCTGAAAGCTACTAGATTGCAATGAAAATAGCTTTTATGGGTACTAGTCTTACTCATTGCAAATGAAAGCAAACCTCAAACATAGCTGAAACGCTCATAATCGCCCTGTATGACATTTTTACATAACAGCAAGGTAAAACGTCATGAAACGATAAAAAACGTCACACAGGGCAAGTGTGAGAGTTTGAGATATATCTAAAATGAACAGAATAGGCTCGTATTCAACAAAAAGCATTTTATAGGGTAAAACTACTCAAACAGTCGAAATGTCCCTTGTAGGGCTTTCTGTGGCTTTTGAAAGGGGGTGTGTGAATTGTCCATTAGTAAGATTCGTTCTTTCTTGTATAAGACAGCGAAAATATTAGGAGATATTAACGCTGTCAGACGTGGGAGAGTAAAGCAACGCATTAAAAGGCGTATTTTCGGAAAGATTAGCGGTCGTATGATGGGGCGCATTCGATAGTTAGCGCCAAAATTTAAGCCGATCTAAAAAAGTTTTCTTTTCTTGGCTCGCTGCTATTAATTTTTTGGTTTCTTGTATCTCTCTCAGCGCTTTCATAAGGTTTTGATCTCGTTCGTTCATGCGTTCTTCTAGTTTTTGATCTCGTTGATCTAAGCGTTCTAGCAAAGCACGGTTAAAATGTTCTTGTTTTTCAAGTTGTTCAGACATTTTTTGAATGATCTCTTTTTGCTCATCATAGAACGGTTGTTTTTGCTCCTCTTGATGGAGAACGCTAGGCGCTTGCGATTTGGACGCTTGTTGCTGAAAGCCTGTATAAATAACCATTGAAGCGTTCTTCAGGGTGAAATGATGCTCTTTTATAAGCACATTGAATTGATGCAAATACTTCAAATCGGTTGATGTGAACAAGCGTTGATCTTTCGATGATCTCATAAATGAATAACCGGTCTGTTCGAGAGATAAGCACCATTTTCGCAAGGTGCTAGAACCTATACCGAGTTCATCGGCTATTTGTTTAGGAGTATAGACTTTTTCTTTTGTCATGATCTGTTCACCTTTCTTTACAGCGTTATTTTAATATTATCGTAACCTGTTCTATTTAAATAGGAAACATGTGATTTCAACACTTTTGTAGCATTGGAAAAATATAAAAAAATAATATTGCTTAAATGTTGAAAACTATGTATTATGAATGTGTGCAAAATCTACTATTTTTGTAGAATTTTTCTTAAAAAGCACTAAAAAAGTCGCATTCTCTTATGAATGTAGGAGCATTCACAAGAGGACATAAGGTATCGGACACCTTACATCAGGAGACTCTCCCAATTGCGACAAGTTCAATGATACCATAGTTTTATAAAGTGTATCTACCTTTTCCATTTTTGGAATTTTTTATCTTTGAACTTGTCATGATTGGGTTGCCTGATGGGTTTCAGATGCCAAAACTAGCACTTAGGAGGGTTTAGTTTTGGAGGGTTATCTTTCACAAGTGAGGGCGAACGGTCGGCAATACTGGTATTTGAAAAAGTACGAGGGAAAGCAAGAGTTCAAGCAAAACAAAGAAAGAACACTCTATAAGTTCGGTAATTCAGAAAATGCAATTGCTAAATTGCATTTGTGGAATCAAGATTTTACGTTTTTTCCTTCCGAACTGAAACAATTAGGGTATGGTCGCAAACATGTTAACGTGTGGATCGACACGCTAAAAAAGAAAATTTCATGAAGGTTCAGGAGGGTGAGGGATCACCTTCCTTTTTTGGTGGAATGTTGCAACAGATTAAAAATATATAAGTATTATATATTTAATTTCGGCGGTCGTTTTCATTCCTTTCATTTCCATACACAGGGCAAGGGCGCATATAATAGGGCGCTCTTTTTTGTGTTCTTTTCCGATTTGAAAATGAATGTTGAAATGTTTGAGAAGTCACACAAAATAATTTTGTGTGACTTAAAGCATAGACAAAAAGTCTTATGGCTCTTATCGTTATAGGCAAGGGTAACGCCTTACCATGATCCAATGTAAGGGAGTGATTCAGATGAATGAAGATCAGGGAAACGTGATTCAAGAAACCATTTTTACGGATTCTAACGGTAGTATTCATTTGATTCATGAAATTACATTAGGGGATGTTCTCATTTCGGTGTTGTTGGCTTCTATCCTTATTTTTCTTGTTTTAAGCCGATTGATAAGGAGGTAAACGAATGTACACAGTTGTTTCATTTGATCCAAAGGAAATTGCGCTCGTTTACGTCATTATTATGGGAGCTTGTTTACTAGCTTTACCTTTTTTTATGGCGATTCTCACAATGGTAAAGGGGCGTAAACAGACATGAAAACAGGTGGATTAGTAGCGAACACATTCAAGATTGTGTTCGGTAATGAAGACGTGATACTTTCACTGATTAGTTTTATTTTTATCATGTCTTTGCTTCTGGTCACAATTGAAATTTACAAAGAAGTTAGATCAAGAATGTAAGGAGGGCTTTAATTGCAAGATTTAAGCGGTGTATGGGACTGGTCGTTCTTTTGGAATGTTCTCGGTTTCATCTTACAATCTATTTCACCTTTTGTGATGTTATTTGTGGCGCTGATTTCTGCCGGACTCCTTATAGCGTTAATTGTTCAGGCGATTAGGAATCGACAATAATGCCTGAATATATAACGATTATTGACGTTCTTGACTTCGCCGAATTTTGGGAAACGCTCCGTTGGATATTATTTTTTATAAGTCCATTCATCATGCTAGGTGTTGCGTTATTCGCGGCGGTATATTTTATTAGTCTCATTGTGGATGCAGTAACAGGAAAGAAGAAAAATAAGGACGATGATGACTATGACGTGTACCGTTATTAAAAATCTAAAAATTCTTAATTATCAGAAAGGAAGGGATTCACATGGGTATTGATTTTTCAGGTGTTTCATTGCCATTTTCTCCGACAGACGTATTAATGGGGGCGGTTGAACTTTTATCTTCTCTAGGAGGATTCGCTTATCTTGGTTTAGCGTTCATCGTTGCGCCGTGGTTCATCTCTCTTATTCGCAATTTCATGAAGAAGCGAGAAGGACGAACAGCATAACAGAGGGGCGAGTTCAAAACTCGCCTTTTTTTAAAATAAAATGTGGTGGTGAATTAATTGATAAGTAAGGACAACAACAAAAGAAGAAAGAAAAAAATTATATGGTTTAGTTTCATTGCTTTTTTTCTTTCTTTTTTTCTAGCGAGTGAAACCTTTGCAAGAGGTTCGCTCTCTTATGACAGTTCGTCTGATCGGTACGAGGTGAGTTACAGCACATGGGGGATCGATCAACTAGTCGTCACTTATTACGGAGAGGGTGACTACACAGAGGAAAACCCTCATGTGTCATCGTGGACAACGTTGAACGGTACGCATTATATCAGTTGCAACGGAACCAATATTTTTGAGTTTTACAATAACGGTGAATTGGTCGATCAAAGTACATTCATGACAACGAGTGTTTCTAATAGTAGTTGTGGTGAATCTAACCAAAACAACGGGGATCATTGCTTTTGTGATTGTTTCTTTGAATCAGACGGATGGAATGAACAAATGTCGAAGCTCGATCAAATAAGGGATGCTATACCGCCACCGCCTGACTGGAATCAAGTCGCTAGAACGATGCGTGACACGATTGTTCCTAGAATGATCGATGATCTAGGGGACTTGTTAGGGACAGCACCACCGCCACCGTCACGGCCAAATGACATTCGATTGGATAACATTTCATCACCTTCTCAACCTCCTATTGATGATTATTCGGGGCAATTGGACAACCAAGAGCCGGAAATGAACAGCAATCAAGAACTAGAGGATTCGGGGTATTCGGCTGATGATGTGCGGAATCAAGCGCCTGAAATTGAATTTCAGGAAGATGAAACAGGAGGGTTTGACATTATTGATCCTATCGGATCGTTACCGGAAGTTCCTTCATACCCTACGCCGGACGATGAGCCGGGGGGATGGGATCATCAACCGGAATTTGAGGAAGTCGAACAGCCTGAACCGGAACAACCGGAATTGGAATTTGAGCCAATACCTGAACAGGAAGAATATGAACCTAGTCCTCCTATTCCTGACGGTGAAGGGGGAGGGTTTAACCCTATACCGGATCAGGGAGATACGCCTAGTGTTCCATTACCTGGTGGATCACCTCCGTCATTTGACGGAAATTACAAGAAACATCCTGATGATCCAGACGGTTCAGGATAGAAAGGGTTTGATTTAGTTGGATGCAGGTTTATTACAGATGGTTATGAGTGTTTTTATTGAAATTGTGCTTCCTTATTTGATTCCAATTGTCTTTCTATTTACGGTCTTTCTATTTACGGATGAAATAGCGGGGCTATTACGTCATATGATGAAAGTTGCAAAAAAGTAGATGAATAGCATCGAGTTTTTATTCTATTCAAGTCTATTCAATGGGATATTAGGAAATTCATTCGGTCGCTTGTTTTCGGTCATATGGGATGCAATTTCTTGGGTAGGTCAGCAAATAGGATCGTTCTTCATGTGGCTTGGTGGATTGATTTGGGATGCTGTCACATGGGTTGGAGAGTTGCTTTTCTCTTTGTTTACTGAATTATTTCAGTTGTTGATGGTGTTTTTTGAATTTATTTATGCCTTAGTGGATGCCTTGCTATATTTTTTGTGGCAAATAGGTTTAGTGGTTGCGAAAGTTTTCATCATCTTTTTTGAATTATTGATGTTGATATGGTCTTTTGCGGTTGGGTTTGGTCGCACTCTAGCAAGCCTAACCTATTCACCTAGTTCCGGTTCAGGGCATGCTTTTTCTGAAATGTTAGGGAATATTTTCACAGCGTTGCAACCACTTCAATTAAATGTTGTCGCAGTTATTTTAATGTTCGGGGTTTGGATTTTTACAGCTATGCAAGTTATACGGATTCTATCAGGGTTACGAGTGGGGGGCGAATAATGGTTGAACAAATAAGAGCATGGATCGATAGTATTTTCGCTCCTATTCATTCCCCACTCGACTTAGCGATCGATACGCTAAGGGACGTTCAAAACGTGACAGCGCAAGGGATTGATTTAGGTCAATATTTTTCATTTTTTCGTGACTTGCCTATGACGTGGCAAGGGGCGTTAGCTTCTCTTATGGCTTCAATGGTCATTATAGGAGGTTGCTTCATTTTCAGGTCAATCATGCGTGTATATTTTGCGAAAAAAGATGCTATTAAATGGTGGTAGAAAGGAGAGTTTATACATGATCGATGCGTTTATTTATTTTTTCTTTATAGGATCAGGAACAGCAACAGGGGTTAGTGTGGTAGGGTTGCTCGTCTACAAATATATCAAACGTCAAAATGAGAAAGCGCCAAAGAAAGCGCGAAAGAAAAAGGGTGGTTTAGTTGATATTTAACCGAAAAAAAGACGATTTTTTGGACGAAACACCGGACTTGTTAATTGTCTTTGATGATGAACAAAAAACAAGTGATGTACAGCGAGTCAGAAGCGTGGATGAAGAATCAGTTAAAACGTTGATGTATACCGTTCCTAAAGCAGATTGCGAGATCACAAACGGAGTAGAGGGACGAAACTTTTTTTATAGAGCGCCTACAAGGTCGATTGTTGAAACTGGACGATTAGCACACCTTGAAAAAAATCTAGTCTTAACACATATCACGACATACAAACCGCCGGAAGATCATTCAGCACCGGACTTAACAAAAATCATGATGATGATTGCTATTATCGTAGGTTTCCTTATGTTTGGGGTTTCTAGTTGTTCCGGATAAAAAAGCATGTTGCAGAGGGCGAAAATATAGCAATTAACTTTGAAAACGTGGGGGGTTGTCTACTAAATGCAAAATACAAACAGCGAAAAAGTGCAAAATATCCTATCAGATAACTTGTTCCCAGAAGTGCATCATATTTCTGATGTCAAACAAGTCTTAGAAGAAATGAAAAGCAACGGTCAAGAGTTGCAAGAATGGCAAGTAAGAGCCTTGATTCATTTAGAAGCTCTAGGCAATAACGAGTATCTACACCCTGACGGAAATCCATACGAAAAATTATATAAGTTCATCATGGAAAGTAAAGTCCATGTCGTTGATCCTAGTTACTACATTGACACGATTGAAGCGCTTATACCAAAGCCACCGAAGCCGATTGTCATGGCTGAAAAGGAGAAGAAATAATATGGCTCATCATATTTTTTTTCAAGGCTCACTAGGATCAGGCAAGACGGCGCTCATGTCGATCATGGCTCATAATATCAGAGCAAGAACGATCCAACAAAACGGAGACTTAGCGCTTTTTAGTAACTATGAATTGAAAGATTCTTTTGCAATGGATCACTACACGGACTGGTATGAGGTCGCAAAACGTCAAGGTTCTATATGTTGTTGGGATGAGGCTCACATGGCTTTTGATAATCGTAGGTGGTCACGTCATGGCTCGATCATTGCCACCGAAGTCATGATGTACACAAGGAAAATGCATAGTATTCAAATGTATGCTTCTCCATCGATCAACAACGTGGATAGCCGAATAAGAAAGATCATCGAGGTATTAATTCATTGCCGAAAGCTAGGAAAAAAAGGATTTCAATACACGTTCTATGACTATCAAACTGGGGAGTTTTTGAGAAGGCAGTTCATGCCAATGTGGAGAATGAAGCGATTCTTTTCCCTGAACCTGTATGACAGCTATCAAATGGTTAAGGGTTTCCCGCTTCCACAGAATGAAGATCAATCGGACGAGTTTTTTGACGAGCTTGAACGTATACACAATCAGGCTCGTAGGATTCGTGAAAGGATGACGATCAATTGATCTATGTAATGGTGTTTTTACTTGTCGTACTTATGGCGGTTTTGATCACACTCATAGACATAGCAAAAGACAAACTAGTTGAACGATACAGAGAAAAGAAACGAAATGAACGCTATCACTATCAGGAGGGGCTGAATGATTACAAAAAAAGAAAGTCACATGTCAGAATACAGCTTGATACCACCGAACTATCGAAAGAAGGGCGATCCTAGAGCGCTTTTATTCAAGAGAAAGAAGCTACCAAAAGTTTTATTTGCTCAATTAATGAATGAATTTTGGTTTTATAAAGCGCTCGAATCGCTTGAAGATATGGCAAATAAACAAGGGTTTATTCTTGTTCCGACTTCTATCTTGAATTGGCGTAGACGTGCGGTATTCACTGAAAAAAGAAAAGTGATTTTAAATGGCCGTGCTTACTTCTTTTTGAATGTCATTGACTTGAAGCCGAAAGAAAAAGAACGACTCATTGAATTTATCAATACAGAAGTCTTGAAAGGGGGTGAAGAATCATGGAGAGAATCGAAATCAAAGCAAGCGAGGGTTTAA